CGCTATATGTTGAGGCTGCCTCTACCCCTGCACTTAAACTAAGTGAGCTTAAATTGGCTGTACCTGTGAATATAGAGTATCCTAGAGTTCCGCTACCATCACCATTATCATTGTCTACTTGGAACTTGATTAATATAGGTTGTCTAGTCAACTGAAGGTTAGCTAAGAATAAGTAAGAATAGTCATTTAAAGCAATAAAGCCATCGGCATTAACAGTCCATGAAGCTACGTCATTCTTAAACTCTCTAAACCATGCAGAAGATGCCGAAGTAACTTCTCTTTGATCTACAGAAACCTCAAAAGAACAGTTTGTAGCTGCTCCAAATGGGACACCTACAGAGATATTAGTTGTAGTTGTACCAGGATTATCAGCTTGTGTAAATAAGGTTATGGCATTAGTAGTCGTACCTAAGTAAACTGCTTCTATAATTATTCTATCAGTATTTAACAAAGCTGTTGTAGCAACAGTCATATTAGTATTATATAAAGTCTTACTAAGAGATGTCAATGTTGTCTCATCTGATGTAGCTAACAAAGTAGCTGTTGAACCAGCATATTTATATAGCTTATATTGTATTTTAGCACCTGTAAAGGCAGTAGCTATAGAATAATAAGCTGATATAGTCCATGTACCAGCACTAATCTCAGTAATGTTAGGATCACTAACATCTGTTATAAAAGAAGCTATTACTCCTGCTCCTGTCTTATTAAAGTCAGTAGAAGTGCCAACTATACCTGTTGTATTTAATTCTTTACAAGCAAAACCATTTACGGTTACTCCTTGATTTATAGAACCATTAAAATAGTATTGCTTATTTGTGTCGTATTTGTATAGGACTATGTTTGTTCCGTTTATTACTGATGCCATTATTTATATTTAAACATTTTTAATATTATATCTTTTAAACTGCTCTAGGTGCTCTTCCAGGAATAAATCCATCATAAACCAAAGTTTCAGTTGAATCATTGTCTGTATCTATAACTTCTATTAACTGAACACTACTTACCTCATTGTTATAAGGGTTTGATGTAAGTCTATTGGCTAAAAACTTTTTACCATTATAGCTTAAGGCGTTAGTAGATGAATCTTGCATCTCATAAACCTTATCTAAATAAACCATTCCATTTTCAGATGTATAGGTACCTAAATCGCCCTCTAAAGTTGCTATGTTTCTATTTAATAAGTTTGAATATTGCCTCATGATTAATTGCGGTAAATTAGCAAAAGATTCAGCAGGCTTACCGTATCTATACCAGCCTGTCAACGTAACACCTGAAACATCTGTTAATCTATTAATATAGTTTTCACTTTTATAAGCAAATAAATTAGGATAAATTAATCCATATTTTAATTCTATGTTCTTTGATGTTTGATTATCATTAATTGAACGAGTAACAACAACTTGAGTTAAATTTCCAGGAGATTGTTTTAATTGAAAATTCATAATACCAGCAGATTTACTTGTGCTACCTTGATTCACAACTAAAAAGGAACAGTCTACGTATCCTTGCATTACTCTAGTCCCAGAAGATGTAACTTGCTCTCCTAATGGCAATGTGATACTTTTGCTATCAAAAGATGTTCCTGTAGTAGATGCTACTTCAATATATGAACTAACTGTAGTCCATGTACCATCACTTTTTAGATAAAATGCCGTATATCCACCACCAATTAATACTAATATTTCTATAAATACTCTCATGCTACCTTGAAAGTCAAATGATAAAGTTGCTTCTGCACCATACATTTGTGGTTTGTAAGCAAAGTCAGATGGAAATTCACCTATAGTTACAGATGCATTACCACTACTTCCTGAGGTTATACTAAATCTATTAGATTGACTATCTGGGAAAACAAAAAATTGAACTAATCCAGTACCCACTTCATTTTTATCCCATCCTACAGGGAAACCAAGTCCATCTAATTGTTTTAAATTCCCATTATGAATGTAGTTTTCTGCATATTCATAAGGTATTTCTGTAGAAATATTAGGGTAACCTTTTTTAACTATTTTAGTTTGGCTATTGTTTACAAAATGAACATTACCATCTTCATAAGGCAATATATCAACAATATTATCTAATACGCCATTACCTGAGTTTGATGGAGCATTTTCAACAACATATCTTGTATAATATATAGTTGTAGCCATTTGGTTCATCGGTAATATATACCAATCACCATTAGCCTGAAATAATCTACAACCAAATCCTTTAACTATATTATCTAAAATAGTGTAATAATCTAAGTTTAAAAAATCTCTTCTATATTGATATGCCTGTTTAAACGGTTCGTCACCTCCAGCATCTCCCCTATCAAACATTGTTGATGCGTAGTAAGAGCAACAAGCATATATAAATGTCATATTAGGATATGGTATAAGATTCAAAGAAGTTCCTATGATATTTAATAAACTTACATTATCGTTAATGCTTATTTCTGATTCATAAAAATTATACTTTAAAAATGATAAACCATCAATACAAATGATGTTTACCTCTTGATTGCCTGTAGTAAATTGAACATTAATATAATCGTTAAATAACCAACCTTTCCATTTTGTTTCAGCTCCTATAGTCAATTCTACATAATATTTAGTATCATTATAGTTCAATAAATCAGGGAAGTTTTCATAGTCTTCTTCTGTTGATATTAAAAATGACACATTAAGCTGAGAAGATATTACACCACCAATTGGGTCTTCTTCATTTGAGTTAGGTTGAATCTGTACAGATGTAGCCTCATATGTATATACATCATTATTTAATGGATTTTCTTCATAAATCTTTACAACTTGAAGTAAGTCATCTCTTAACTTTTGTGTTATAGTATATTTTAAAACGTATGCCATTATGCTAAACTAATGTTTTGTCCTTTAAGATTAGATGCCTTTTGTGCTCTATTAACAGATAATAATAAATCTTGTCCTCTTAAAACAAATTGACCTCCTGAACCACCACCTATTAACGTCTTTAATTTATCCAAAGGAGCTACTACTTCAGGGTTATGACTAGCACCAGGATATTCACCCATAAGACCCATTGTAGGACCTGATACAATACCACCATTTGCCATTTTCTTAGGTGGGAATGCCATAGCACCTAAACCCATGCCTTGAGTAAATAAACCAGTAAAAACATCCATTCCACTCATACCAGCAGTAGCTAGTTTTTCTGGGAAGATTATAGTCATTAGTAAAGCAGCTATTGCAGCAGTAGCTATAACCTTAATTAATTGTTTAATAAGGTCTTGAGCCATTTTTTGAATAACCTCACCTATATTAGCACCTTTATCTATAAGCATATCCATAGCTGGACCTAATGCAGACATTAAACCATTACCTATTTGTCTAATAGAAGCAGCAGCTTCGGTAGCCATTGCTTTATTATTGTTTGTCCACCCTTTAAAAACAACTCCTAATCTATTTAAATAATCTTGATATGAAATAAAATTATTATCAAGCATATATTGCAAATCAGATGCTTCTTGCTCATATATAGACTTTTGTTGTAACCTATCTCCTGTACTTAAATTTTGTTTATTCTTATAAAATTCATCAAATACATCTAATTGATTCTTATAAGCGTCTATAGTCTTATCTAATTCTTCTTGTTCAAATTTTGCTTGATTTTCAACATCTTTATTTCTAATTTGTTGTATTCCTTCCTGAGTCTGTTTTTCAATTAATAATCTTTTATTTTTGAAATCTTCAGCTATGGCTTTTTTATCTTCACTAGAAAGTTTGTCTATTTCCGCTTGTTTTAAAGCAACTCTTTCCTCTTCATCTAAAACAAGTAAATTGTAATATCTTCTAGTAAACAAATCATCTTCATAAAGCTTAGCTTGTGATTTTAATGCGTCTAAGGCTTTTGTGCTTACTTTTTCCTTAGGAGCTGGTGCAGGAACATCAGTTTCTAAAGCTATAGATTTAGTAGCTGCTTCTTGATATAACCCATCTAGTCTTGTAAGTTCTTTATCAATTACATCTACAGTACCCTTGATTACATTTTCCTCTTCTCTAATTCCTTTTATTTGTGTATCAATTAAGCCTTTTAAATGCTTTGCAGATTCAGTATAACCTAATGCTTTCATTTGGTTAACATACTGTATGGCTTTTTGTATCTTAAAGGTCTTTTGAAGTGCTAATTGATATAACTCTTCTTCTTTAGCAAACTTTTCAGCAGATAATTTATTTATTTTCCCAGCAATTGCTGTAGCTTTTGCTCTTTCGATAATAGCACTTTTTACTCCATCTACTGCATTTTTAACATTGCCATTTAAAATAGTTTCTTTATCTAAATTACCAAAGTATGCTGGATATTCTGATTGTAATTGCTTAACAGCTTCTAATCTTTTATCCATAGAATTGCCTGCATCTCCTGCTATTTTAACTAAAGTTTGCATTTTAGTTATTTCTTCACCAGCAGACCCCATTGATGATTTTAATGATTCGGCATATTCTTTATTTGCATCTTGCAATATTGTTAAAGCATTCTTTGTTTTAAAGAAACCAGCATCCCATGCTGTAAAAAATGCAATAAGAGCAGAAGTTGCTAAATAAATTGGACCAGTCATTCCTGCAAAGCCACCTATAACAGCAGGAAGGTTATTTTGTATACCTCTAAATCCATATGGCAAATCTTGTATAATTAAAGCAAAGTTTGTCCATTGTTTATTACCTTGTTTTACTTCTCCACCAGCTTTAGATGCAGCAGATGTAGCGCCTTTCATGGCTTTTTCAGCACCATTAATTGCACCTTCTGCCTTAGTCATTTCATCGGCAAATATCTTTACATCTTTTCCTAATACTTTACTTAATGCGTCAGACATTGCCTTAGCATTCTTATTAAACTCAGCAAGGTCTAGGTTAATATTGACTTTTATATTCTGATCAGCCATTTTGCTTTATTGGTTTTACGTTTTCGTATTTTTTAAGCACTTCACTCAACTCTTCGTTGGTCATCACTCTTTGCTTCACAAAGTTACGATTATCGCAGTCAAGTGACAAAAGCTCACTAGGCTTGACTTTTTTGCCTTTTGGGAGTTGCATATTAATTAAAATAGTAGTTTGCCATCTAATCTTTACCCAATCTTGCTCTTCTTTATGACGGTATCCATACCAAACATAATCTAACTCAGCCATCGTCATATCCCAAAACAAATGGGGAAGCACTTGGCACTCCCCCATTGTATATCTTTCAATATCAATCCACTCTAATTTTTTTTTACCGCATCTTTATCTGCTTTCTTAGTAGTTGATTCTTCTAGTCCACTATTTAAGCTTTCGGTTAATGCAGCCATTACTTCCTGAAACTTTTTACCACCAATACCACCCATGTCATCAATCCAATCACAGGTATCTAAATCGGTAAACTTTGGTGTTATACCTTCTTTATATAAAGGGTATTCAGCCGCAGCTCTAAATAAGTTACTTATAGCATCAAGTGATGATGTACCACTTAAAGCCTCTCCTATATCAGAAGGACCAATTCCTTGAAGTTGACAGAATCTTTTTAAAGACCATGTACAAAACCTCATAGGTATCTTAGTCCCATCGCTTAGGGATAGTTCGTAATGTCCTCTCATATTTTGGTGTTTTTGGTGTTATTATGCGTTAGTAGCCTGAGTCAATACTCCTTGTCCTGTGAAAGCAGCAGAGTAAGTAACTGGAGATTCCATATCAGCAGTGATGTCTAAGCTTTCTACAAATGCAGAACCAGACCAAATTAAGTCACCTACGATTGGAGTGCTTCCGTTAACTGTTGTAAACTTAACTGTAACTACACCTCTACCATTTAAAGCAGAGAAAATATCTCCTACTACATAGTTTGTACCTGTTGGTTCAACTGTAGTAAGACCATCTGTAGTTAAAGACCAAGAACGCAAACCTGCGATTTGATCAGCCCATCCACCACTTGATTTGGTTGTTGCATCTGGTAAGTCAGCACTTACTGATAAAGAACATGATGTAGAGTGAGCTACAACTTCAGTTCCTACTAGAACTACTAGGTTTGTACCATTAAAAATTCCTGTTGTTGGCATTTTATTTTATTTTAATTTTTTTATAATATTTGAGTTACGAAATGATTCATCGTTATTACTCTTCTAAAGATATAAGCTTCGTCTATATAATCAAATGTAGCAAAGTTTGTACCCATTACACGAGTAACTATTTTAAAGTCAGGAGAAGCACTTGGGTAATCAGGTACATTAACGCCTATGATCCCTAACAATTCGTTAGCCCACTGGTCTACCGATTTTTGCCCTACTTCACCTGACTTATTGGTTTTATAAACAATATCAAACTGTATAGTAACATCAAAGTTATAACTCTGCTTGTCGCTATTTTCAACTGATGTTTGACTGCTTATAATCAGAAAAGGAGGATTAACTGTATCAGGTGCAATAGTATCATAAACACCCAAAGAAAAACTTTGTGATGCTAACTTATCTACATAAGCCTTTCTTATAGCTAATCCGCAATCTTTCATTAAGCTTCTGTTTCAGCTTTTACTTCTTCAGGATTTTGCTCCTGAGCAAGTTTTGATAAGAACTGAGTTAAAGGTAAACCAAACTTAGTTGGCATTTCTTGGATAAATGCGTCTAATTGTTTTACCTGCTCTTCGTTTAGTGTAATGTTCATGGTATTGATTTTGTACAAATTTAATGAATTATATTTATATCTTTATCTGCTTTATCCTATTTACCATTTTGCCTATCAGCTCATCAGTAGAATTAAATAAATAAGCATCTGCATCTTTTTTTATCTTTTTCTTGCCCATTCCTTTAAAATCTTCTGCATATTTAGTTAAAGCTTTATTATCTAGCGTTTTATAAGCTAAATTTGGCTTTCTTCCTGTTCCAAATTCAACAAAAGCTGCATAATTGATTAAATGACCCTTAGAATTACTAACATTTGATAAACCAGCCTTAATCATAGAAGAACCATTAGAAAGTCTTGTTGCTCTGATTGTACTTCTTAATGCACCTGTATCTACAGCAACTCTATTTTTAGCTTTATTTTCAATCTCTACGGCTGTTTCATAGATTATTTTGGAAGCCTCTTTAGTCATTATTTGTGATGCTTGTTTAAACTTATTAAGTATAGCATCTTTGCCATGTAT